GACGGAGATAGAGATGTAGGCCGCCAGATTTACAAGAACGCCAACAATTTGTGGGGAACAGATGTTGTTACGGCAGACCAGATTTGGAAGGATTTTCAAGGGAGGCATCAGAAGACGCTGGACGCCTATAATGAAAATCTGAAGAGGGTTCAGACTGAACAGGAGGAGATTTCCCGCCGGATAGTGGATTGCGTAGCCGGGAAGGAAGGCAGCTGGGACGCGTGTCCTGCCGATTTGCTGAAGTATGCCGAGAGTCCGCAGAAGGCTGCCGATTCCATCATGAGGGCGCGGCGGGCGTATGCTTTTGCCGAGAGGCGCGGGTTTGAGGATGTCTGGCGCTCCGACGCGCTGGACATGGCCGATCTGCTGACAGTGAATGTCAACGGGAATGAGGTGCTGGACCAGCAGGCGTTGATGTTGCTGATGACCGCGATTGACCGGAAGGTTCAGGAGAGCCAGACGGATTCCGCTGCTTTCTGGCGCAATTTGTATAGAAGTTTTGCCGACACGGCGCGCGGCGCGGAGAGCCTGGGCGTGAAGGCGGTTCAGGCGGTGAGGGGCATTCCCGGCATGAGCGGAATGGAAGAGTGGTATTCCAATAATATTGCTCCCCTGCAGGGGGTGAAGGATACGTTTGACGGACAAAGGCAGCTCTTCGACCGCTACGAGCAAAGACGCGAAGCGCTGAATACGATGCAGGATGTGATGCACGAGTTCGGACAGCGGATGCGGGGCACGAGCCCTGATGCGTCCTGGTACGTCAAGGCGATTAACGGAGCCGGGAATATCACCGGGCAGAGCCTTTCCTACATGGCTCCCGGCGGCTGGGCCCTGGCGCTGGCCGGGGATATGGGGCACGCCGGGAATGCCGCCTCCCGCAACGGGGATTCCCTGGTGGACGTGACGATCAACGGGCTGCGGAATACGGTGGAGGAAAAGGGGTTTGGGGTGTTTTCCGTGTTCGGGCGCATGGGGGCCATCAACAAGCTGATGACCAGGACGGGAACCGGCGCCCTGGCGAGACTGGCCGCGAAGGTGCCGGGGCGCACGTTTTTTGCCGGGACGAGAACCGGCAAGATGCTTTCCACCCCGGCGTTTGCCTACGTGGAAGAGATGGCGGCGGAACCTCTGGCCGGGGAGTTGTTCGAGTGGACGGCCCGGAAGTTGTCCGGGATGACGGGAATGGAGGTGAAGCCGAAGGATTTCGAGGTGGTGGGCCCCGTGCTTCAGGCGATGGGGGATGTGGAGCAGTCCGGCGGATGCGCGTTGTTTGTGGCGGCCATGGCTGCCGGCCACGCTCCGAGGATGAAGCAGGAAGTGGCGGCGTTCGTGACGGATGCGCAGCGGGCCCAGCTGGCCGGATATACGAAGAAGCATGCCGAAGAGATGGCGTCTTTTTCCACGGCGGAGCACAAGGCTGCGCTGGCCCAGAAGTATTTCGAGACTGATGTATTGAAGGATCCAGAAGGAGCCGCCGAACGGGCGCGGAAGGCCGGCGCCGAGCTGGCGGACCGGCAGGAGGCCCGGCTGTACCAGATGTCCGGCGCTCTGGACAAGGTGCTGGAGAAGGCCAACATTGGCCGTATCCGCAAGCTGGAAGGAACGGACAGGTACGAGGTGAGCCTGCGGGAGGGCGCTGTAGTGAACGGCGTGAAGATGGAGGAAGACAGGAGCGTGGAGATGAACGAGGAGCAGACGGACGCCCTGGTTCAGGTAGTGCTGCAGGGGGCTTATTTGAATGGCGTCCGCGTGATGCAGGATGCCGTGCTGGGGAATGCCGCGATTTCGGAAGCCGGGAAGATGGATTTTATTGAGACGCTGGATATGTTGTCCGAGGAAGCGCCTGCGGAGTACCGGAAGGCGGCCGCCGAAACCGGAGGGATGACCGTCCCGGGGTTGATGGATGTGGCCGCGCGAGCCCAGGCGAGGATTGACGCGATTGTCCGGGAAGAGGGCGTGTCCGTCCAGGAAGCCAGAAGCAGGACGGATGCCGAAGTGATGGGGAAGGTTCAGCTTGGTTCCATTGCCGATTTGGCGGCGGCTTTTGAGAGGCGTCTTGATCATGCAGTGCGTTCCGGAGAGCTTACGAGGGGGAGATCCGAGGAGATCAGGAACGGCACGGCGGCGGCCAGCTTCGCCCACCGGTTTACGATGGCGACCGATCCTGGGAGTTCCCTGCTGCTTTACGCAGGAGGCCATGCCACGACGGCCAACGTGATGGAGGATGTGCAGGAGTCCGCCCTGGTTCATTACATGAACCTGACCGGGAAGGATTGGCAGGATTTGTGGGAGCATTTGCAGGCGGCGGACGCCGTGTTGGGAAGGTACGGCGTGAGTCTGGGGACGTATGAGGGCCCGGCGCATGATGCCAGGGACGTGGTGGAAAGTTTTTCCAACCTGTCCCTGTCTTCCTCCCTGGCGGATATTGAGAGCCTGCCCGTGCCACAGTGGGTGAAGGACACCGCGGAGTTCGCCCTGAAGAATCTGGAGGATTCCGCCCGCATCATACGCATGGGCGAGCAATGGAACGAGTTTGCCGCGACGGACGAGGGGAAGAAGTTTATGGAAGAGCACGGAGGCCTGGCAGACGCCCTGCAGGCCGTGGGCGTGAGTACGGAGAGCGTTTTCCGCCAGGCGCGGATGGATGCCGCGCAGAAACTGGATGTGGAGATGGTGCACGCGGACCTTGCTTCCCGCAGGGCTCCGGGGGATGCCACGATGACGCTGGGCGAGCTGGAGGCACTGGAAGAGTCCATGGCGCGGATGGATGCCGCGGAGGATGTGGAAGAGACCGCGGAAGAGGAGGATGAGACTGATCCCGTGACCGGCATTGCCGGGAATTCGGCATCCCCCGCTCCGCTGGTGGAGGATGCCGGCGGCTCCCTGGAGGGGGTGGGGGAAGAGGCCGAACACGATGAAGAGGCCGGCGCGGAGTTCCGCGATCACGCGTTTGTGCGGGTGGCGCCGGATTGCGTGTTTGCCCAGGTGCGGGTGGATTCCCTGGCCCTGGCGCCGGATGTGGAGCAGTTCAAGCAGGGAGATCATAATGAACGCGGAGCCGTGAAGGGGCGCGAGCTTCAGGGATGGTTCCGGGAAGACGCCCAGCCCATTTCCGTGTGGCGGCGCAGGGATGGAGCCCTGCATGTGATTACCGGACGCCACCGGTTTGATTTGGCCGTGCGCGACGGGGTGGAGTTTATTCCGGCTTACGTGTATGAAGAAGATGATGCGCATGACGCCACTTGGGCGAAGATGCACGACGTCGGGCAGAATATGCTGGACGGTCAGGCGTCCGCGCTGGAGGTGGCTTTTTTTGTCCGGAATTCCAATATGGGCCGGGACGAGATGGAGGCGCAGGGGTATTTGCGCCCCGGTTCCGCCAATGTGATGGGCTGGGATATTGCCACCCTGGCCGGGGATGAGGTGTTTACCCGCCTGAAGAACGGGGTGATTACGGATAACGAGGCGTGGAAGGTATGCCGCCTGTCTTCAACGGAGGCGGGACAGATGCTTGCCCTGCAGCTGCGCGAGAAGGGGAAGCCGTGGGATTACGTGGCGGCCTATGTGAAGGAGGCGGACCGGGTGGCTGCGGAGAAGTCCCGGGAGGGAGAGGCGTTTGATTTGTTCGGCAACGATACGTCCTGGCAGGAGGATTGCGAGAAGGTGGCCCGCTTTGCGGCCCGGGGGATTTCCCTGATTGCCGAACGCCTGTCCCTTCTGAAGAAGTCCAGAGGCATCAGCCGGCGGAAGGATTTGGCGGGCAGGATGGGCATCCGCCTGGAGACGGACGCAGATTTGAATGCGGCCATTCATGATTTGGAAAGAGCCAAGGGGGCATGGCAGTCCCATGACCCGGCGCTGCACCTTCATGACCGCGCCCTTGCCTGGGACGGCACGAGTGAAGTGAATCCGTTCGAGCGTGTGCCCGTTTCCGGGGCGACGTTTTCCGTGGTTGCCATGGATAGTTCCGGAACTGTCCTGGCTCCGGAGACGTTCGTCACCCGGGAAGACGGAAGTCCTGACTGGTTTGTGATTCCGCGCCGCAAGAGGCAGCCAGCCATGCCGGTGCGGCTGCTGGTGGGTTCCGATGTCGGGGAGCATCGCGGCTATGGACTGACCCATATCCTGGCTTCCCGCGGGTTTTCCTTCTGGAAGGACCGTTCCCCGGAACGCTATATCAGTTCCATTCTGGCGAATGTGAGCGAGCTTTACGAGGTGGCGCCCGGGCGTGAGCTGCTGGTTAAGGGAAGGCAGCCTTCTTCATGGATGCTGCTGCAATTGGACCGGAAGGACGGGTTTTATTCCATTGTCTCGGCTTATCCAGTGCGGCAGGGCAAGAAGCCGCTGGGGAAGAAGCTCCCCCTTGCAGAGCGACAACCTGCAAACGCGAATAGCGGCACCGCGCGCCTAGGTCCAGGATCGGCAAGCAAGGCCGCTCTGCCGTCCCAATCCGCTGGCGGGGGAGATGGTTTTTCCTTACCACAAGGGGCGCATGTTGTCAACGTGAATGAAGTGGAATGCCGGTTTGACGACGGGGCTATTGTTCCGGCGACGTTTTCCCTATCTCTGGAAAAAGAGGCAATCAAGAAGGAAGCTGTGGCTGCGGGCACGTTCATGAAGGCCCCGAACGGGAAGGAAACGAATCTGACGGAAGACCAGTGGCTTGCCGTGCGCACGGCGGCGTTTAAGAATTGGTTTGGCGATTGGGAGAAGGATCCGCAGAATGCTTCCAAGGTGGTGGACGAGAACGGGGAGCCGAGGGTGGTGTATCATGGGACATACGGTGATTTCACGGTGTTTGACAAGGCCAAGATTGGATCTGCTACTGATTATGGTATATGGGGTAGAGGATTTTATTTTACCAATATGGAGAATACTCCGTACGGGAACAAGAAGCTGGCTCTGTTTCTGAATATCAGGAATCCGTTTATTTTTAATGATTACAAGTCTGCTGAAGAGATAGGCGATTATTTAAATATTTGGGATGGGAATTTTCATGAAGATGACAGGTTTGGAATATTCCGGCCGTATGCGACAGGAGCGGCCCAGATAGCCGATAGTGCTCAAGAAAGAGGACATGATGGACTCATTGCTGTACTGGGTAAATGGACGGAGTACATTGCCTTTGAGCCGAATCAGATCAAGTCCTCCACGAACAACCGGGGGACGTTTGATCCGAAGAATCCGGACATTACGTTTTCCATTGTTTCGGCACAGGAACAGGGCTTGTTCCGGGACGGCCATTTTGAGGCGGGCAACGCTGTGATTACGGAACCGGGGGTGACGTTCTCCATTACTGCCCTGCATGCTTCCCCTCACAGTTTTCGCAAGTTTGATACGGCGTTCATGGGCAAGGGGGAAGGAGCGCAGGCGTATGGCTGGGGACTTTATTTTGCGGAAAATCCGGAGGTGAACCGGAGTTATATGAACCAGTTCGCGCAGGATAAGACGACATGGAAGTTCCGGGAGGTGGAGACTGGCGTTATAGAAGTGATGCAACGATCCCTGGTAAATAGTTTTTTGCCGAAGGATGCCCTGCCGGAGGCCAAGGAGGACGCGTCAGATATCGCCTGGTCTGTTCTTGGCGATTTGGTTGATGCCTCCAAAGGAAGCATGACTGTTTCAGACATCGCCAGAGAGGTGATGGAGGAGATTGAAATCAACAGGAAACACGCGGAGGAGTATCCCCAGGAGCGGGAGAAAATGGTCCAGCTGGAAGGCTTTCTACTTTCTCTGCTTGATCATCTGGACGAGATAGAGGTCAGGACGGGCATGCCTTCCAATTACCGCGTGGAGCTGAATGTGGAGGATTATTTGGACTTCATGGAAGGAGGGGAGCTGCTGTTTTGGGATAAAGGGTACGGCTCATCTACAACATCCAGAATAGGAGATTGGCTTCTGGATGAGGGCAAGGAAGAAGCGTATTCTTTGTTCAACGACAAGGATCCGGAAAATGGGTATTGGATGGGGGGCAAGATTTACCGCTCGTTGGAGGATGCCTTGGGAAGCCCCAGAGAGGCGAGCGAGTTTCTGTTAAGGCATGGAGTGAGGGGCATCAGGTACGCAGACGGTTTTTCCCGCTGGAAGGCGGAGGAGAAGCAGACGTATAATTACGTGATTTTTGACGGCAACGATATTAAGATTACGGCGTTTGCGGACGAGTCCACCGGGGGAGCGTGGGCGGATTATGAGGATCCGACGGCGAGTTTCTCTCTTGCCACGAGAGAAAGTGTCTGGGTGACGCTGGAGCGGGAGGCGCAGAAGAACCGTTTGGAGGTGCTGCGCAGCCAGACGGCAAAAGCGTTGGAGACATGGCGCCGGGTTTGCGCGGCCAACGATGTGAAGCAGGGAGACGGCGCGGAGGCGTTCGGAAGGGTCATGGCCGTGGTGGCTTCCATTTACAAGACGCTGCCGGAGGGGTACAGGTTTGGCCTTTACCCTTACATGAGAGCTGCCGAGAATCTTGCCACCCGTCTGGAGGACGGTCAGGCATGGCTTTCCGATGAGCTGAAGAAGGAGACGCTGATGGACGATACCAGCGAGCGCATGGATGCCGTGATTGACAAGCTGCTGGCCCGCACGCTGGAACAGGCAGACCGATATGCCGTCGACCAGATGCGGGCGGAGATGGTTGCCCGCATCAAGGCCGTGCAGCCGACGAAGAAGGCCAGCGGGAAGTTTAACAAGGGCAAGTTGAGCGCGGAGGATTACAGGCATTTGCACGGGATAGTCGCCATGATGAATACGGACCAGGAGGCGAAGGAGAAGCGAATGCTGGAGCTGGAGGGCGTGCTTTCCAGCAACCAGTCCACCGAAGAGGAACGGGGTGCGGCCGAGCTGGAATTGAAGGATTGGCACACGTTCGGATATCTGGCCGGGATGGGACTGGAGCAGACGCGCGCCTGCGCGCGCGCCCTTGCCCTGTTTATCACGACGGGACGGACGGCCTGGTCCACCCGGTTGGACGAGGAGAGGCGCCGGACGAAGTTCAAGGCCGAGAAGATTGTGGAAGGGCTTGGGCAGGCCACTCCCCAGGGAGGACGTGACGCGGAAGAGGATGCGAAGGCGTCTACGAGAACGAAGGCGGCCAAGTACCTGAAGTACGGTTTGCAGTCTTATTCCCAGCTGTTGAATGGATGGAAGAAGATTCCCGCCCTGCGCGGTCTGGCGCATGCCGAGGTTACTGCGATTGCCGAGGCGAATGTGGCGTTGAGGAATATGAAGCACGCCCGGGACCGGGAGGTGACGGCCCTGGTTAAGCGGTGTTTTGGCGTTCAGCGCACCAAAGATGTGGCAAGGGTTCTTTCCGATTTCAAGAAGACAGGGGATTCCGGCGTAGTGCTGAATCCGCTGGTGAAGGTGGAGCGCACCGTGAGGATCGCCGAGGCCCGCGAGTGGGTGGGGTTGTCTTTTGAGGAGAGGGAGGAACGACGCAAGGCAATCAGGAAGGAGTACAATGACCGGGGGCTTTCCGACGATAAGGCGTCCGTGCCGGAAGCGCTTATTCCGGAGATGCGCCGGCAGCTTGCCGAGCTGGATGAATTGGTGAAGGCCGGAGACGGACGGGCCAGAAGGAGGAAGAATATTACGGCGAAGGAGGAAGTGGTGCGCCCGGGCAGGAAGGGCGAGACGTTGAAGGTTTCCCGCGCCCAGGCGATGTATGCCATTTTGCTTTACGAGCAGGCCGAGTACGTGGAGACGATGCGGAATGAAGGCATTGGAGAAGCGGAGGTTGCCCGCCTGCGCGAGTTTGTGGGCGCCGAAGGGCTGGCGTTCGGCTACGGCCTGCGGGAGCTGATGAACCGGCAGGGAAAGCTGCTGGCCCGTGTGTATGAGGAGCGTGAGGGGGTTCCCTTCCCCGCGGTGGAGAATTATTTCCGGGCCGTGTTCCGGGCGGACCACAAGCTTGATACGAAGGCGTCTTTCGGGGAACAGACGAATGCCGTGGCCGGCGGGGCGAAGTACGGGATGCTGATTCCCAGGCGGAAGCACAATTTGCACCTGGCCTGGAATATGGATTGCGAGGCCGTGTTCCAGGCGGCGAGCGCCGAGGTGGAGAATTATATTTGCACGGCGGATATTACTGCCCGCTGGCGCGGCATTCTGGCGGACAAGGAGGCGGCAGCGTCCCTGAAGGAGCACATGGGGCGCCACGGGATTGATTCGCTGCGGCACTGGCTGGATGTGATCGACGGGGCCGGAGTGATGGAGGGGGGCGCCCTGCTGGCCGGAGCCCAGGCGACAAGCCGCTTCCAGAGCGCCAAGGCGGTGGCCCTGCTGGCCTGGAACGTGCTGACGATGCTCAAGCAGACCAGCGGCCTGATGCACGGGATGTTTGCCGGGGAGGTTGGCATGGGGAGTTTCCTGCTGCACCTGGGGCAGACGATGTCCATGACCGGACGCATGGGGGTGTTTGAGGTGATGAAGACGGAGGCTTTCCGGGCGAGGACCAATGACGCTCAGGCGGAGCTGGTGAGCCAGCTGATGGGGTATGCTTCCGATCAGAATTACACCGGAGCGATCAGGTTTTCCATGGCCGGCATGAGGGCTATTGAGAAGATGGACGTGTGGAGCAATGCCGTGTCCATGGCCGCCCTGTATAACGCGAAGTGGGCCGAGCTGGAAGAGGCAGGAAAAAGGACCGGCGTCCCGATGACGGATGATGAGATGCACGCCCTGTGCATGCAGAGCGTGACCCGGGCGCTGGAGCTGGTGGCCCAGCCGCTGACGCAGAGCCAGAAGAGCATGCTGGGGGCTTCCACGGGCCTGTTTGCGAAGATGGCCTGTTTTATGAGTTCCGAGGTGTTGAATAAGGTGGGGATGATCGTTTCTCATGTGAGCTCCGGGAATTGGGGGCAGGCTCTTGCTTTATATGGAATGATGTCCGTTGCCGAACAGACGGTGATTGCCCTGTGGCACGCCCTGCTGGATGACGAGGACGAGTGGGAGAAGAACGGCGGATGGTTCGGCGCCATGCTGGGGGCTCCTGTTGCCATGATTGGCGGGGTGCCGATGCTGGGTGCGGCGGTGGAGTTTGGCTACAAGCAGGCGACTGGACAGCGTATTTACGCAGGCACCGCGTCCGGAGTGATTGATTATTCCGCGATTTACCGGGCGGCCAAAAATACGTGGAAAGCCGTCACCGGGGAGAAGGAGATGACGTTTGCCGATTGGGCGGAATTGATTCTGCTGGATGCCAAGGCGGCCGCTTACGTGGCCGGAGCGGGCGCCGGGAGCCGCAGCAAGGCGGCTGATTCCGTGGCGTCCTGGCTCTTGTCCGTGGCTGGGGTGGCGAATTTGTCCAAGCCTGGGTTTAAGCTGGCGGAGTGATTCCAAAATATTGCAAGCTTGTGTTTCATTTTGTGCGCCATTATGGTGTGGACTCATGAAAGGCTTGCTGATTGCTGTTTGCGTTCTTCTGGGGGTGGCGCTGTTGCCGATGCCTTACGGGTATTATATGTTCCTGCGTTTAGCTGTCTGTGCTTATGCTGTCTTTGTATTTGCACAGGAACAGAAGAAGGGAGTTTGTTTTGGAAGCGTGTCAGCCGCCGCTATTGCCCTGCTTTACAATCCCATTTTCCGGGTGCATTTGGAGAAAGAGGTCTGGATGTGGGTGAATGCCGGAACCATTGTTCTTTTTTTGTCCATTATGGCGCCATGGTCCATTATCTGGAAGAAGGTGAAGGGTCCGGTTAAAGTCCTGTTTGTGCTTCTGGTAATTGCTTCCGCCGCTTTTGCTGTTGTCAAATATAGAGAGAATGAAAGGCTGGAGAAGGTGGCCACCCATGAGCGAATGCAACAGGAGCAGGCGAGAGCAAAGCAGGAAGAGAAGATGGAATGTTACAGAGCAAGGAAAGGATCGAATACCAAGGAGATGGTCTTGATGGATCTTGTGCTGTTTGCTACCGGAGATGAAGGGGCGAAAGAGAGATTCCGCGTACGTTGGGGCGAAGATGCTGTTTCCCTCCTTGATCTGGCTAGCGAACATGACCGGGCTTATATGCTTGGGAATCGCCTGATGGAGACCATCGGTGACGGAGATAGAGATGTAGGCCGCCAGATTTACAAGAACGCCAACAATTTGTGGGGAACAGATGTTGTTACGGCAGATCAGATTTGGAAGGATTTTCAGGAGAGGAATGCATGCGTTGTGGAGGTAGAAAAGAATATGAACGCGATCAACGCAGAAGACTGGAATAGTAATGGAGCCGAAGTTTTTGCTAAGAGCTTTTTCAAGAAGCAGATACAACTCAAGATTCCGAAGTAGGGAAATAGTAGAGCTAAATTCTTAAAAAGCACCACGAAACTTTCTGAAAGGAATTTATTGACTTGGAAAGAACCGATACATATAAGGGAGAATATGGACATTAAAGAAGCTGTTTCAATTTCTTTCAAGGCATTAGGTAAGAAAGAAGCCCACGTAAACGATATAGCGGAGCATATTGTTCAGCATATCGCTGAATTTCAAGGGGCATCCGTTGAGGACATGAAGAAGAAGGTTAATTCTTTTTTGGCAGCCAATGTCAAAAGCAAGACACCGGTTTATGCAAAGGTTATCAATCCAAAGACGAAGAGATCCAGAAAGGGGCTTTATAAGATCAAGCCGGAGCCAAAAGGTACTCAAGTCATCAGAACAGAACCTGACCGTAAAAAGAAACCAAACCCCGGAGGAGATAAGCAAGTACAACTCCCTCTTGTCTTTTCCAATACTTCCTGCGACAAGATCTTTTGCGGTAAAGGTGGTGAATTTGCTGTAGTGAGTGAATTATTATTCCGTGGCTATAATGCCAGCATTATGTCTGCTGATGAAGGAGTTGATATTACAGCGTCAAAAGGAGACAAATTTTTCTTTATTCAGGTTAAAACTTCTTTTTTCAAAGAAAACAAGCTTTCTGTTTTCATTAAACCGAATAATTTTATCAACAGCTCTACCGCTAATATATTTTATGTGATTGTGTTCCGCTATTCATGCGATGGGCATATGACTAATCGTTTTCTCATTTTGCAAAATGGGGATATTAACAGAATGCAACACGGAGGATATATTAGCACATCAGACGCCGGAATGACAATCAAGGTCAAGCAAGACAATAGAGGATTGTTTATCTATAACCGAGATAAACAAGAAGACGCAACCTATTACCTAGATAATTTTGATCTCATTAGGTAGAAACTTATTTAACAAAAAAGCCCCTGACCCGGAGGCCAAGGGCTGAACAGGAGCGCTTTTCTGGGAGGATGCTACTGTACACGGCTGTAATGGCAATAAAAAACCGCCCGCGTTTCCCAACGTGGACGGCTAACGGAAAATAAAAAAGAGGGTTTACCTATAACATACCTCTCTATTACGTCAAGCTTTCTTCCAGCGTTCCAGCGTTTCCACATAGATGCCGGAGATTTTACCGCCGTCCATGGGTTCGATGTCTCCGAAGTCGGGATTGAGTGGATGTAATACGTATTCCATTTTTCCGGTTTCCGGGTTTTTCCTGCGAACCAGTTTTTTGAGCGTCACCCCTCGTTCATCGTGGTATTGAACAATGGTTCCTAACTTGGGGATGGGAGGGATGGTGTATTTTTTCATGATGACCACGGAGCCGTCCGGGATGGAGGGTTCCATAGAGTGACCGTTGACGCGTAGCAGGTATTCCCCTTTTTCCAGTTCGCGGTATAACCAGATGTCCTGCGGGATGGTGTCTCCATCCGCCAGGTTGCCGGCGGCAATGTTGCCGATGATTCGTCCCTGAGCCTCCAAGGGAGGGGCTGTGAATGTTTCTACCGGGGTAAACTTCTTGCGGGCTGCCTCTTTTTCTTTGGCGGCATTTTGAATGGCGGTATTGACGAATTCCAGGAAGGTTTCTTTGTGGGCTTTAGCGGCCTCACAGATAATGTCCCATTCTTCATCTGTGAAGTCGATGACGATGCGGGGAGAGGATTCGGCTTCTCCGTTCATCAGGCGTTGAATAGCTAAAATTGCTTTGGCAGGCATTTCCCTTCCGGTAGAAAGCCAATCATCCACCGTTCGTTTGGTTGCTCCACATTGTTTAGCAAGCCAAAAACGATCTCTCCCAACGGTCTTGAGCCATTTTTTTATGTCTTCTTTGGTCGGCGTCATACGTTGATTTTACGGACTTTTTCGGTAATCGCAACTCTTTTTTATGACTTGAATACGGTTTAACTCGGTATATTTTTATTGATCAATACCGAAAAAATCAGTAAATTGAGCTCATCAACTACGAGAGATCATGAAAACAGAAATCGACTTAGACAAATTGCCGGACGGCTGCAAGAGCCATCTGCTGGCCGAAGCGGAAGAAGGGTTGAAGCCTTCGGAGGCTATTATCCGCATCATTGAACGAGAATCATTCCGCAGGGGATTCCGTGTTCACTTGACTACGGCCCGCGATCTTCCCCGCCCGAAGAACCCCAAGAAGCCCGCGGCATGAAGTCAGTCGATACTCAAAAGCCCCTTACTGAAGAGATAGCTTCTCCCCTTATGAGTGATGGAAAAACTATTTCTGTTCTCAAATGCATCGAACCAGGAGGACCCCTCAACCATGTTATCCCTCATACAGGCATCCACCACAAATTGAGTAAATGCCAAAGACCATTGAAATTCCATGGAAACATCTTCCCAGCTCCATTCCTGGAGTTCCGCCGCAAAAATGAGAAGTTTCTCTTGTGCCTCTCGCAATTGTTTATCTCGTTGGATTTCCTGGAGATCAATCTTGCCGAGCTCTACACGAAGCCTGTTATTGGCGCGCGTGAGCTGGCAGTTCTGGCGGATAAGGCGGCGGAACTCAAAAGTGTGGCGCGGGAAGCACTGGCTTATTTTCATGAAGCGGCAAAGGCGGTTGAACCTCCTTTTCAACCAAGCGGCAATGATTTTTCTGAATCGGTAGAGGAGAGTCAAGGCGACTGTGGAGCCAACTGTGATGCAGATTCCTTCAATGATGTTGGACCAACTAATTCCTCCGAACATGGAGGAGAATGTATCTGATAATCCTAAATCTTTCAAACCTAACAATGCTTATTGAATACGACAACGAAGACCGGTGCATCCGGGTGAATAGCGAATACGTCGCCATCCGGGAAGCGGAGGGCCTCAAGGACGAGCTGGAATTAGCGATTGACCAGTGGGAAGTGGATCACGCCACACAGTGCGACAACCCCGACGGACACTACGACGACTGAACTATGGAAGAAGCCCTGATCGAAGAATTGAAGCTGCTCGGCTGGCACGAGCTTTAACCCGGCTTAACAGACGATAAATACCATGCAAAAGAAATTATTAGAAACAGTCTACGATGGTTTTGAAAACAAGCCATCCCCCGAAAACCCTTTTCTTCCGGGCGATATTGTACAGTTTACCTACGAAGATGATTCTAGATTGTATGAGGTCTATCAAGCCAGGCTTGATAGAGTCCTGTTGATTCCTCAGGGGACTTATTGCACAGATGCACCGGCTTGGACGCTCAAACTGGTGCAGAGGGATCCCACTGTATTGAATAGAAGGGGAGGGCGTGCCCGTGTCCGTATTGGGCATGCTTTATCCTCTCATACTCATAAGCAGGAACAATGTATTGCTCTTGTGCATCGGGGTTTCCTGTTGAAATGGTTGCTACGGTTGTTTCCTGCCCTCTTGGCGGTTCTATTCGTATCTGGTCGAGGAAAGCACAGATAATTTCATCCGGCCGCCAATATCCGTGAATTCCGAAAACTTCTTTAGGCTCAACCCAGCGATAAGAATAGAATTCTATTTTCGAACGCATAACTTGAACAAATTAAAACGAGATAAACAAGAAATCAACAATGAAAAAAATGACGAACGAACAATACTGGTTGCGCCGCGACCGCACCGAGAAAATGGAATCCCTTTACGGCCGCCCGATAGGCTTTCCGGAAGACGAACTCAAGCCCCGGCCCGGTATCGTACAGAACCTTGTCTTTTCCGCTCTGCTGGTTGGGATCTCCACGATTGTTTATTTTATTTACATTAACATTAAGTAATTATGAACCAAGACCATAGGTTGCCTGAACAAGTGGTCAGAGACATTTCAAAAGGATTAGCTGATGTCCTGTCTCAATCATGGCCTAAAAACGCCGATGCCACATTTGCCGGTACACCTCAAATCAACATCAATATCACTGCTCCCCCGTTGCCGTCCCGGCTGGTAAGGCTCTCCAAGTTTGCACAATGCGGACTATTTGCCAAAGGTTCTGAACCGAGCCGGGCCATGTTGGAAAGTGCCGACGGTAAAAAACTGCTCCCGATTGTCAAGTGTGGCGGAGTGCTTTACGTGGACCTGAATCGGGTTACAACCGCCATTATTGAACAACTCTCTGATACAACGACCGGAAAGCGCTACCGCAAAACCGGCTCGTTCAATGCAAATCTCTAACTACAAGAAAGCAAAAAGGCCGGGGCCAGCAGGAACTGACGCCCGACCTGAATACAATCAAACAAGGAAATAATATGAGCCTATTACAAAACATCAAGCGCGGAGTGCAGCAGCGTCCGCAGCGGGTCATCATCTACGGGCCGGAAGGCGTGGGAAAATCCACGCTGGCGGCCGGGCTGCCCGCTCCTGTTCTGCTGGACACGGAACAGGGATCTTCCCACATCGACGTTGCCCGGCTGGACTGCCGGAGCTACGGAGACGTGATCAATGCGATAGAAGAATTGACGCAGGGCGGGCACGAATTCCGGACGGTCATCATTGATTCCATAGACTGGTGCGAGCGTTTGTTTGTGAACGCCTTCATCAGGGAACACAATAAGCGGGCCAACGCCTCCCTGAAATCCATTGAAGATTTTGGATACGGCAAGGGGTACAAGATGATCGAACCTGTGGCCATGGATCTCTTGTCACGCCTCAACGCGTTGATGAGCGCAGGAATGAATGTGGTGCTGGTGGGACACTCCCGCCGCGTCAAATTTGAAATGCCGGAAACAGCCGGTGCCTACGACAAACACGAACTGAACCTCTCCAAATTTGTCGCGCCGCTGGTCAAGGAATGGGCTGACGCCATGCTTTTCTGCAACTTCGTCGTAACAGTCCAGGATGGCAAGGGACATGGAGGAAACCAACGCATGGTCTACACCTCTCCTTCCGCCCCGTGGGAAGCCAAAAACCGGCACGGGATGCCCGCGGTGATGGCGATGGACGCCGGGGAAATCTCCCGCTTGCTGTTTGGAGCGGGCTGCGAATCTGCCGGGAACGCTCCGGCCGGCGAAAAGCAGGCACCGCCTCCCGCACCGCAGGAAAAACCGGCTCCCTCCCTGGCGGACCAGCTGGCCGCGGTCATCAACGACGTGCCGGGAGCGCTGAACTTCCTCGCGTACAAAAAGGAAATCCAGCCGGGGCAGGGCCTTGAAGCCGTCTCGGAAAAATTCGCCTCCTTCATCCTCTCCGCCCCCGACCGGTTCAACACGGCCGTACTGCAATACAACACCCCTGCCGCCCAATGAAACCCGTCACCTGCATCAACGTCGCCCGCGAAACCGGGCATGCCGTCCTCTCCCTGGACGGAGCGGAATACGCCGTCAGCCTGGACGACCTGCAAAAAATCCTCGCTGACATTGCCGGGCCCCGTCCGGCCCCAGCCACGGAACTATTGAGGCCGTCCCTGCTCCCCAAGCTGGCGCAATGCCCCTGCTACGTCTCCGCCCCCGACGCGGGGGAAGCGGCCCAGCGGGGAACCCGGATGGACGCCGCCTTCCGGGCCCTGCTCATGGGCGTGGACGAATTCAGGGCGTGTGAACACCTGAAAGCCGATGAAAAAGAATCCATCCTCTGGGCGGTGAAAACGGTCCGGACGCTCTGCTCCGGCGAAGAAGTCATTGCCGACAAAAACCGCTGCGCCTTCCCGCAATGGCACCCCCGCGTGACAGGCGGGGAAGCGGACTGCCTCTGTCCCGCGCTCGGCAAACTCTTCGACCTCAAAAGCGGCCAAATCCGCAACTACTGGGAACAGCAGGCCTCTTACGCGAAATCCTTCATGGAACGGGAATTCCTGGATGAAATCACCTGCCACCTCCTCTACTGCGACCAGCAGCAAATCGTTACCCGGAAATTCACCTACCGGGAAGCCATCTCCATCGTCAACGGCGTGGTGGACGCCGTGGACCGCGGCGGCGGGCCGCGCCTCTGCGACTACTGCGGCTGGTGCGCCTCGCATGACACCTGCCCGCTGCGGAACCGGGCGGCGCAGGAAATGCTGACCCTGGCGGAAGCCGGAACGCTGGAAGCGAGCTTCGCCGAAATCGCGGAAAACCCGTCCAGGCTGGCGGAATTCGTCACCAAGGCCGGAATCCTGGAATCCTATGCCAAAAAAGGAAAAGAAAAAATCCTCGACTACCTCAACAACGGCACGGAAGTCCCCGGATTCAGGCGCGTCTCCCGGAAAGGCACGGACACCGTCGCTCCGGAAGACGTCGCCAAATACGCCACCTGGATTGGCGTCCCGAAACTCCTGAAATCCTATGGCCCGCTCAAGGCGGACGTCTTCCGCGCCCTGTTCGAGGAAGCATTGCCGGAACAACAATTCCCGGAAGAACTGGTCAGGACGGGGGCCGGATCCTCCTACGTCAAAAAAATCTCCGTCTCCAAAACCGCAACCACCAAATAACCATTATGTTCAGTTACATATCAGAAGGCGAGCCCAGCGAATACGGATTCCTCCCCGCGGGCGTCTACGAAGGAAAAATCGTCAAAATGGAAGAAGGAATCTCCCAGGGCGCCAAAACGCGGGGATGCCCGCAGCTGGCCGTCCACATCAGAGCCTTCGGCCCTGAAGGGGCGGCGACGGTCCGTTACTACCTGACCAACTCGAAAGACCTGGCCTGGAAAATTGACCTGTTCGTCAAAAACGTCACCGGGAACGTCTACCAACCCGGCCAGCAGGTCATCATCAACCCGGCGGAATACCTCGGCAAACCCTGCTACGTCCGGCTCAACGTCAGACAGGGAGACAAGCCCAGAGCAGACGGGACTTATCCCGAATTCAGCAACTGCGAAGACGTGCTGGGGCCGGACGAAGCCCGGGCCATCATGGCGGCGCAGGACAGGGCAGCGGCGGGGCGCGGCGGAGCGCCCCTGCCTCCGCGCCCGGCGGACCTGCCGGCCAACAACCACATGAGCGCCACGGCGGGACCGCCGGCGGAAGAAGACGAAATCCCCTTCTAATTGCCATGAACAACTGTGTACTGGGTCTTGATCTGTCGCTCACCTCTACGGGGTGGGCGATAGACGCCGCCGACGAACGCCGTAAATGGGGCGTCATTAAAACTGCCAGGCGGGGGGCGTCCCGGCTTGATTATATAGATGACGCCATTACACGCCTCGTTGAGGCGGAAATGCCCGATCTTGTCGTGATTGAAAACTATGCCTTCGGCAACTCTCTAAGCCTGGCGGCCCTTGCGGAACTGGGCGGTGTTGTCCGCCTGTCTCTTCACCGCATGGGGTATCGGTACATTGCCGTCGCCCCGGCGACATTGAAAAAATTTGTTACCGGGAAAGGGCAGGCGGAAAAAGCCGCCATGATGATGCATTGCCTTAGGAACTGGCTCGTTGAAATCGGCAATAACAATGCCGCCGATGCGTTCGGCCTTTGCCAGTTTGGGCGCTGCTATCTGGACGGAACAGGATTCAAGGCCTTTCAGGTTAAGAGCGTTGAACAATTTAAGAAGAAGGAGGAACCATGAAACGGAATCCTCACATCATCGTTCAGCAGGTTTGCCCCATGAAGAAAACCGACGACGGGAAATACGAAGTTCAGGCCACGATTGTACACCACAAAGGGCTTATCGCCCGCTATCGAATGGAGTACCCCACGAAACGGCATGCCCGGTGGGCGCAGCACCTTATTTGCACGGTGAACAATGTTTCACGCCTTCGTTGTTCTGATGAACTTAAAGCCTTGATTGAGAAAGGAACCCGATGAAAAAGCTTCAATGCCCGCTGTGCGGGGGTGATATTACCATAGAAAAGCGCGTTCTTTACAGCGACAAGCCGTTTCTGTTTCACGCGGGGTGCGAACAGTGTCGTTGGGAAACGAACAGAGGCTACGCCGCGGAGAAAGACGCCTGGAAGGAGGCCGAAAAATATATTTCCGGATTTCCTCCCATCATGAGGGTCTGGCCGGGGGACGAGGTGAAACTTTTCGGAGACCGGCGGGTTAGGGAGGTCATCGGAAAGAACGCGAACCGGGGGATTCTTTACCTGGAAACGGCTTCCGGGCCGCCTGAACCCGTGCGGCATGACGATGTGATTCTGTGGCCCTGGGAGATTGAGCAGAACGGAGGCCGTCAAGATTGAATGCCTGTGGCTCAACTACAACCCCCAACTGACGCTTTTTAATTATGGAATTCATCAACATCCCCACAGCCTTGTTTTCCAGCCCCGAATATATCGGGGCGGAACCCATACAGCGCGCCACCTGGATCTCTCTGCTGGCCTGGTGCTGCGAACAGGAAAACGGCGGCATCATTGAGGGCTGCCGCTCCTGGGGTATGCGCCGCTGGATGCAGACCTGCGGCGTGACGGATCAGGAAATCAGCGTGGAAAACGAACTCTACCACTTTGACGGCGATAATCTCATCGTATTCGGCTATCCTCATGAAATTCAGGCCAGCGTGCAAACGCGCCGGAAGACCGCCCGTGAAAATGGGAAACTTGGGGGGAGACCCAGGAAAACCGACATTGAAACCAGTGTAGGAACCGAAAAGGAAACCCACGAAAAACCAACGTCAGCTATTTCCGAAAACCCAGAAGAAACCCAGTCGGTTTTTTTTGAGAACCCAGAAGAAAACCCAGCAAAAACCGTAAGGAAGGAAGGGAAGGAAGGAATTCACCCCCTTACCCCCTCTCCGTGCACCGTGGAAGAAGTCGAAGACCATCTTCGGGCCGCGGCCTTTGCGGGGCGTGTGCGTTTAACCCCCGACCAGATACCGGACTGCGCCACAGCCTACTGGGGAAGCCGGGATGCCGTCAACTGGACCCGCAACGGCATCCCCGTGACCAAATGGCAATCCGACGCCATCAGCTTCGCTACCAGCTACGCCCTCAACCATCCGCCGCCCCCTGGGAACGGAGACAAAGACCCTTACAGCAACCTTGAAGAACTTTAACAATCAACAATTTCAAAAAACATGATCGACTCTCAGACACTCATCGACGCCGAAAAACTGGTGCTCTCCCAGGCAATGGACGGCTCCCAGGCCTTTGCGGACCTCCGGGACAAGGGCATCAGCCGCCAGACATTCAGCCTCCCGGCGCACCAGCAAATCTGGACGGCCCTGGAAACCGTCGCCGGCACGGGAGGAACCGTGGACGCCCTCACCGTCATCGCCCGCCTTGAAGCCCAGGGCCAGCTTGACGCCGTGGGAGGACACGCCGGAGTCGTGGAAACGGCCACCTACGGAGCCCTTGCCCGGTACAAAACCGCCGCCGCCCTGGAAATGGTCACGGAAGCCGCCAAAAAACATGCGCTGCTCGCGTTTGCCTCCCGGATGGCGGAAGCTGCCGGCGATCAGCTCAAAAGCGCGGAAGAAGCCCTTGATGAAGCCGAGCGCGGCATGTCCGCCCTGCGGGACCGGTGCGGCGTCCGCCAGACCGAAACCATCCGCGGAGCCGTGGGAACCATCATTGAAAACCTGCAATGGCGCATGAACAACCCCGGAGCTATCAAAGGAATCTCCTCCGGATACCGCCGCCTGGACCTGGCCCTGGACGGCCTGCAGCCCGGTGCCATGATCGTGCTTGCCGCCCGGCCCGGAGTCGGGAAAACCGCCGCCCTGGTCAACATCCTCACCAACATCTGCCTCGGGGGAACCCCCGTGGGCATGTTCAGCCTGGAAATGCCGAAATCCCAGCTCCTGGAACGCATCCTCTACGGCATGGCCGGCATCAACTCCGACGACATCCGCCGCGGCAGGCCGATGACGGTCGGACAGCAGCAGCATTTCACGGCCGCCGTCAGGAAAATCACGGCCGCTCCGCTGCACATCGACGACGAAAGCTCCCTCACCATCGACAGCATCAGAGCCCGGGGCCGCCGGATGGTCCGGGAACACGGCGTCAAATGCATCGGCGTGGACTACCTGCAGCTGGTGCGCTCCACGACCCAGCAGGCCCGGGGAAGCCGGGAACGGGAAGTCTCGGAAATCTCCGCCGGCCTCAAATCCCTGGCCAAGGAACTCAATATTCCTGTCCTGGTGCTGGCCCAGCTCAACCGCGACGTGGAAAAAAGAGCCGGGAACGCCCAGGGCAAACCGGTCGTTTCCGACCTGCGCGACTCCGGCTCCATTGAGCAGGACGCCGACCAGATCATCATGATCCACCGCCCCTACATGTACAAGCCCGACAAGCACGACCCCACGGAAGCGCAGTGGATCATCGGCAAAAACCGCTTTGGACGGCTGGGGCGTATTCAATTCCGCTGGACCGCGGAACTCACAAAATACGAGGAAGAACAGAATTATCCCGTCACCAACAAATGAGACCCCCCAAACCATCCCTGCGAAAAAACAAGCCGACGCGGCGAGGAAAGCCCGGATCCTACAAACTGCGCTTAACGCTTCTGGTGGATCCCAGAAAAAAAGGCAAACTTGTCGAGCTGGGACTTGGCACCAACGACAGACAGGAAGCCGAAGAACGCGCCAACAGCATTATCAATGCTCTGGAATCCGCCGGACTCTACCGTCTTCCCGCCGTCCGCATTCTGGAACATCACGTAGCCCAATTTGGCAAGATTGAACCTCCCCCCTTTGAACATCCAGAATTGCCCCTATGGTAACACCCCTGGAAAAATTCCTGGCAAAACATCCCACACCCTCCGGCATGGATTCAAAGGAATGGGCTGCTCTGAACGCTGCCATGAAGGAAAACAAGTTTTTCTCTTCCAAGGTGGAGAATATCAGATTGCTGGAACGGCTGCACAGGTTGATTAAGAATTATCTGACAGGAGAAAAGGAGACTTTACCCAATGGGGAAACGGTTATCAAGGTAGGAAGCGCCGCGGACTTTTCCAACCAGGCACTTCAATGGCTCCAAACCGAGGGGCTTGTTCCACCGGACGCCGAAGGCCCGAAGTATCACAACGATATTAAAAACATCGGTGCTCTGGCCCGTCTGAAGCTCATTTTCAAGACCAACGTCCGGCAAAGCATTGGGGCTGCTCAATGGGAGGCAGCCATGAAACCGGCCAATCTCAAAGCATGGCCTGCTTTCCGGTTCATCCGCTTTCCGGGAGCCAAGACAAAGCGGCTTGTTCATGTCGTCAACGAAGACGCTGTCCGGCTTAAAACCGACTTTACTTTTTGGGCAGACGAAATGAACGCCGCCAGCCTCGGGGGCTTTGAGGTCCCCTGGCCGCCGTTCGGCTTCAACTCCTACATGGATCAGGAGCCTGTTTCCCGGGAAGAATGCGAACGGCTGGGACTACTCAAACCCGGGGAGCCGTTGAAGCGTCCAAGGGGTGCGGAGCGCTTCGGGATTGATCTGATTGAACGGTACGGGTACGGCAAGAAGGCCAGTACGGCGAAGTTGCCGGAGGAACTGAAGGCCAAATTGAAAAAGGTCTATGAAGACCGCTGGGGAGTCAAACAGGACAAATCTGATGAGGTTGTCTTTCCCTCACAGGAAGTAGCGAAAAAGGCCAGGGAAACGGCGGAGAAAGTCATCAAGGTTCCCTCTGCTCCCATTCCTGCACCAGCCCCAGCCGTCACGCACACGGTCAGCCTGGGAGATGTCCCCAAGGTGAAGATGCCTGCCCCGTTGACGGATAAGGAAGCTGATGACCTTTTGCGAAGCGTTACCGGGGAAGTGTGGGCAAAGGCATCCAGACCGGAAAAGAACGCTTTGTTTTCCTACACCGGAAATGGATATGCCCGCATCAACAACGATTTGAGGGAGGGGAAGTCCAACGCCAAGGCGAAACAGATCGCCAAAGTCATTGACAGATGCAAAGTGCCTCAAGACATGGTTGTTTTCCGTGGCTGTGGGGTTTACAAGGAATTGAAAGACGCTTTGAACTGGAAAGGAGAAGAAATAACAGACGAGCTGGTTGATATGCTCAATCTCTCCGTAGTGGGAAACCCTCTCAAAGACGAAGGTTTCATGTCTGCTGCCGTAGCGGAGGGGAAAGGGTTCATGAACCGTCCCGTGTTGTTCAGAATTCTCCTGAAGAAGAAAACCCGTGCCATTTATGCAGAGCCCTTTTCCAGATTTGGGGCAGGGGCCGGTAAGGACTGGGACGGCCTTAGCCCGCAAACCTATTTTAGCAGTGAGGATGAAATCATCATCCAGAAGGGAGGAACCCTCAAATTTCTCCAATTCCATAACCAGAACGGGAAATTGATCATTGACTGTGAATTGATACAATAATGATATGAAAGAAGAAACATCACCAGCGCACAAGAGAATTTGGGAGTCTGATTTCAAAGGATGCAAAACATCCCACCCTCTCCTGATGAAATGCCTCTTGTGCTCCAAGAAGAAGCTCAACCCGGGTAGTATGGAATGTAGCGCTTATGAGCGTAAACCTGATAGCATCCTCTACGATAACGCGGACTGCCCCAGCTTTGAACGCTGTGCTGACGCGGAAGGGCTGCGCTGGATTGAAGGATATGTGAAACTCTCCGGAAAGGCGTACGTTCCCCGCCAGGACGATATACCCCCGGCAGGGTGGGAAAAAATCAATAAGGAGTATGCGAAATGAAGAAAGAGAGGACCGGGAAGAAGGGAAATGTTTCCAGGTATAGCGCTGCCCTCTCTGAACGCATTTGCGGTCATATACGTTGCGGGGATAGTCTGAGGAAGGCTGCCGAAAAGGAAGGCATTCCCCATCCCACGGTGATGAATTGGGCCAGAGATAACACGGATTTTGCAAACCAATACGCGCGCGCGTGCGAGGAACGGCTTGCCGCCCTAGAAGACAAGTTGCTTGACCTTGTGGAGAAAGGGCATGAAGTGGCCCCACGTGCCGAAATAGGGGGAACCATGCTGCAAGCGGTCAAATTGGAAATAGACACGCTCAAATGGATGCTTGCCAAGCTGATGCCGAAGAAGTACGGAGACCGTGCGGCGCTGGCTCTGGAAGGTGGAGAAAAAAACGTAGAGGTGACCCATAAACTTCCAGCAGAAGCAATCGTTCCGTTAGTGGCAGCCTTGAGAGAAATATGGTCCGAGGAAGAAAGCTAGGGGCTCCGGTCAGGCCGGAAGACTCTCCCGTCATCTTTGCCGCCCTGATTCTGGGGGAAACAGGGCTGTACAAATGGCAGATGCGGGCCCTTGAAAGGGCTGCCCGGGGAAAGCGGGTTGCCCTGCGCGCTGCTAATGGTTCCGGCAAAACGGATAAAGTGATCGGCATCCTTGCTCTGTGGTTCCTGTGGCGTTTCCCCCGTGGGCGCATGCCTATTACGTCCGGCTCATGGCGCCAGGTAAAAAACCAGCTCTGGCCTGCCCTAGAACGGCACCGGAACAACCCATCCCTTGCGGGCTGGAAATGGCTCAAGAATTGCCGCGTGGAAACGCCGGAAGGGGGATTCATCGAAGGCTTTTCCACCAACCACGCCGGGAAGGCGGAAGGCTGGCACGGGCGTGTGACGGACGAATTCAAGGATGAGCGGAAGGAACAGGATGAGGAAGACTTCCGCAGCGAGAAGAAAGCCCGTCTGTTTGACGTTGACGAGTTTACCGGGGATGATCCTTCTTCCCCCGTGTTTTTCGTGGTGGACGAGGCAAAGACGGTTCCAGATGAAATCTTTGACGCCATTGAACGATGTACGCTTCAATTCTGCATCTACCTTTCATCCCCAGGCAAGCCGGAAGGGCAATTTTATCGCTGTTTCCACGAGGAAAAAGACCTCTTCTGTCCGATGGTGGTAACGGCCTTTGATTGCCCCCATATCTCCCAGGAGCGCATTGACCGCATTCTGGCCCGTGTGGGGGGTAATGAGGATGATTCCTATTACCGTTCCGTCGTGCTGGCGGAATTCACGCTGGAAGGAGATTTGTACATCATTGACCCTGGAAAACTGGAATGGGGTCAGCGGCAGCCCTACGAGCCGCGCAGGGGGCGCCCCGTGGCCTTCCTGGACATTGCCGCGGGCGGGGATGAAACAGTCCTTGCCATCTGCGACGGAAACGAAGCCTGGATTGAATACGCGGAACGACAGCGGGACACGGTGCAGAGTGTCCGCAAGTGTATTGCCACCCTCAAGAGGCTGGGCATTGCGGATTGTGATTTGTGGGTGGACGCTCCGGGCATGGGCCTGGCTGTCATCAGCGATTTTAATGAATCAGGTTGGTATCCGAATGAGTTCTTTGGGAACAACCCTCCGGAAGACCGCGACCGCTACATCAATCTCTCGGCGGAATGCTGGAATGACGCCGGACTGGAACTCATGACCGGGCGAGTGCATATCAGGTCCAGGCGGCCGGACAAGACGCTTTTCGTGCAGTTGACTACCCGGAAGAAGGAATATGCGGACGATTCCAGGCTCAGGAACGAGAAGAAGGAGAAAATGAAGGCTCGCAACCTGTCTTCTCCTGATCGCGCGGACGCCTTGCTGGGGGCTATATGGGCTTCCTTTCGTGGATCTTCCGGAGTTTGGACAGGAGAGGGCAACAGGCCCATTGTGGGCAAGAGTCAGCACGCCGTCAAACATACGGGGAAATTTTATCCCATTTAGGACTGTTCGTAGCCCATTTTGACATTGTTGTACCCTCCCTCACGTTGGGGCGATAATGCGTGCATGAGGCAAGCCGCCAACTACAACATACACGCCACGGAATCCCTGCCGCAGTCTCTTGCGCTGCATTTTATTTCTCCATCCGGTGAGGATATGGACATCAGCGGCATGACGCTCCGCGGAGCGGTGGTACAGGATGGGGTGATCATGCTGGACTGTGCCGTTACGGGGGCGAGTGCGGCATTGGTGACATGGCCGAGGCTGGCCGCCGGATGCGGCGCTTATGATATTTTTCTGACCGACGCATCAGGCAAAGAATACCCCTTGTTGAAGGGAGCCGTGCATGTAGTGTCCCGCGTTACACCTCCGGATGGAACGGAAGAGGCTGCGGCTGTAGCTGGTGCACTTGATGTCTCCATCCCCGAAGCGGAAGACGGCTCCGTGACCATTGTGGAAAACCCGTCCATTGTGGTCGAGGAACTTGTACGACAGGCCGAAGCGGCCCGGGATGAAGCAGAGCAGCTTGTGGAAACGCTGGAAGAACAGGTGGAAAGCGGGGAATTGGTCAATGAGGCTGTAGCAAATAAATTGCCGGTCGCGCTCAAGGATGCGGGCGTGGAATTGGAAGCGGTGACCGGGCAATCCACCTTGTCCAGCGGAGATGCCGCCGACACCTGGACCATCGTCGGAGGCTACGCGATGACCTGGGGAGACGAGATTCTGGCGGGACATCTGCCCGACAGCTGCCGCCTGACGAGTATTTC